ATTTAATCATATGAACGCCGCGTGAATTTTCCCATTCTTTATGTGATGCTAGAAAATTCTCGTATTGAGTTTCTGAGCACCAACCGTTGAGGCGTTGAACCATTCCGCGAGAATACCAAGAGCGATCATAAAAAACGATCTGATTGCAAGCGGGCATTCTGTTACCCCAATAGCCAAGCCAATTTTTCATAGTAGATCGCGAAGGCTTGCGCGATAAATGGATCGAGTATTTTGCAGGATTTAAAAAGTGCGTTACCTCGCGGATCGTGCTAGATTTTCCGGCAGTGTCGCGCCCTTCTAGCACAACGCAAATTCCGCGATGGGCTAAATTTTCGAGATTGCGATTTAATCGCGCCTGTTCGTTTTTAAGTTTCATTTTTTAAGCTCCGATGATTAAGTAGATAATGCCACAGATTAACAGAAAATCGGCGGTTATGGAATAGGCAATATATGCCTTAAACGCAAGTGCTAAAATTTTCGTTTTCATTTGCCAGCCTCCAATAATTTAGCGCGGGTCAAGTCTTGCAGCAGTCGTTGCAGAATTGGGTTTTCATAGTCGCGAGCATCTTCGAGCGCAGTGTGTGGTTCGTCTTGCAATTCCAACCCTAGAATGAATTTCGCCATCGTGTCGGCTGTCATGCTAGGCTGTCGCAATGCAGGAGTCAAAAAGCGATTATCATGGCAAAAGTCGTGATAGGTCGCTAATGTGCCAATGTGCTTTTTTGCCGCTTTCATAAGACAAAAACGCTGGGAAAAAATCCCGAGATTGATGCCGGTATTCGAGCATTTGCCAAAATCGAAAGCGATATTGTAAGCCGTCAAAACGGGGGCATATCGGGCGTTGATGCCAGCAAGCCATAAGTTAATCAGAGCCGGTGATGATATCGAGCGCTGGCCAGATTCTAGCATTGCATCGTAAGCCTTAGCGCGGCGCTTGGCAGATTGTTCTGACCAAAAAGCCGAATCAGAGGCGGAAGGGTCAAAGAATAGCGGCTTTTTGCCGAATTCGCCCAAAACCATCGCGCCGAATTGCTCGACAATTTCGCCCTTGCGAGTGACCAAAACAGCGCCAAAATCAGCGACCGTATTTCGGCGGGTCGTTTCCGTGTCAACAATAAGATAATAATGTTTCATAATTAAGCGGCCTTTTTATTGCGTGAATTGTAGTTTATCGGGCAAAAACATCTTAACCCGTTTCTGTTTAGAGTTTCTTTAACGTCCGAATTATCGTCGAACATAATGGCAGTTCGGCAAAATTGCGACCAAGATACATTTTGGCGTTTTGCCATGCCTTGCAACAATCTCAATTTGAGTGATCCTGGGTTTTCATTGCCATCAAGCAAAGTGCGGGCGAGTAGGTTATCGAAGCGCAAACCGAGTAATCGGAAGCTCTCGAAATCGTGAGCAGATAATACCCTGCTAGTGCAAACCGTCACAACGTCGCCGTTGTGATAGGCCGCTTTCATCTGGTCAGCCAGAGGCAGAAGCGTATCCTTAAGGATATTTTCCCTAGTGTTTAAGGCTATCCATTCGTCAAGCGTTTCACCTTGTCGGTGGCTTGAATCGATAACCGTTTCATCTAAATCAAATATAAAGTGCATAAGAAAATCCTAATATTGAAATGAGGTTTAAGCATACCAGATTAATCGTCCGGTTGCAAATGGCCTGTATCGTTAAGAGTCCAAGCCCTACAATTGCCAGCGCCTTACCCGCTGGCGTGTCTATGATGAATGGGGCGCAGCTCATACAAGCCGCGCCAATCCAACCGCTGAAGGCCGCAACCTTCACGCGATATGCTCAAGCAAAGTGCGAAGCGCCTTCGCGTCAGCTTTATCAAGGCCGCGAATTGACTCAACATCAAGCGCCATAGCGCGGGCGATAGCGTCAACCAAATCAGCTTTGGTGATACGCGGGCCAGCAGTTGAAACAACCTTAGCCTTGGGCGTGTAGGAAATACCTAGGTGCTTGACCTTGGATATAACCGAGCGAACGCTGAGGCCGTGGGCAGAAGCGAAAGCAGAGGCAGAATCATAATCGAAAGAATCTTGCGATTGCATTTCTGCGAGAATAACCGGAGTATAGTTTGACATATTTTTAGTTCCTTTTAGTGTAATGCTTGATTGCATGTGTAGGATTTTACAGGTTTTTCTGTAAATGTCCAGTCTTTTTATATACCGAAATAGCATAACGATATGCGATTAAGGTATAAGGTTAAGCAGGAGTAACCCTGCAATTGGCATGATAATTGCTAAGGCAATTATCGTGCCAAAAAGTCCGAGCATGAAGCGAACGATTAAATCATGCATCATAGCGTAATCTCGAAGCCGTTAGCCAGCGATATTTTATCGCCTGCCTTGACATTGTAGCCAGCGACCGCGGCCGCATCGATAGCATCGAATGAACAGGCAACAACATATTGCCCAATCTTGCGGTAGCTCTTGCCATCGCTCGGCAAGAAATCAGCGCGTTGCACCTCACTCCAGAGTGTATATTTTGTCATGCTTTTCTATCCTTCTATTGCTTGTTTATGTAATGGATTTTACAGCATATCAGCCTATCGGTAAAGGATATCAGCATCTTTTTTTATACCGTGATAGCATAACCATCGCCCTGCTTATAACAAAAAGTTCTAGCATCTCTTAAGCATAGACCGTGCCAACTTTTTTCCTGCGTCAAATAATTGACGCCCTAGCTCTTAAGCAGGAACCGTGCCAACTTTATTTTTTCCTTATAAATCAATAGCTTACGCGCCCCTGCCCAGGTGGGGGCGGTTAAGAGACCGTCAATTTTTTGACGCGCGCAAGCCCCCATTCACGTACAACTTTGGGTTTTGAGCAAGCAAAAAAGGTGCTATAACAAGCTGTACAGCAACCACAATCGACCACGACCAAAAATACTTCTTGACATTTTTAATTTTTTCAATTATAATAACATTCTTGAGAAAAGATGAATTTTTTCAAATCTACAAAAATCATACATAAACCCACAAACCAAAGAAAATTGATGGGACAGGCTTGCCCCATCAGTAAATTAAAGGAGTTACTATGTTAAGAAAGGCAATCCCGCTATTGCTACTAAGTTGTTCATCATTCGCCGTACTGGAGGTTCATTCTGATATGGAAGAAGTCGTCGTCAAAGGAGATCTCGGATCACTTCCCGGCGAACGCGTAGAATCCATCTTCGGCTTTGAGAAGTCTATTCTAGACACACCCCGAAGCGCTTCAACAATCTCCGAAGAAATGATGGACCGTTTCAATATGCAGGATATCGACGAACTCGTTGTTCTAGCACCTGGAACCTTCACACAATCGTTCTTCGGTGTCGCAGGCTCACTCGACGTACGAGGTACTGCCGGTGAGACATACTTTCGAGGTATTCGACGCCTCGATAACCCAGGTAACTATCCAACCCCGATTGGAGCCTCTGACCGAGTAGACATCGTTCGCGGTCCCGCTTCACCCATTATGGGCCCGAGTAAGATCGGTGGTTACCTCAACTTCAATCCCAAGTCCGCCCGTATCGAAGAGACAGGCTCTTATATTCCAGAGCGCATCGGAGAGATTTCCTACTCTGGTGGAAGCTGGGATCGTAATGTCCTTACTGCCGAAGTCGGTGGCCCTGCAGCAATCAGTGGAAAGCCTGTTGGCTACTATCTCTATGGAGAAGTTGAACATTCTGGTAGCTTCTACACAAATGCTCCCGGTGTGAATCAATCACTCATTCAAGCATCCTTTGATATGGATTTTAGCGAAAATGTTCGAATTCAGTTCGGTGGTATGCTTCACGACTATCAAGGTAGCCAAAACGCTGGCTGGAACCGTTTGACTCAAGACCTCATCGACACAGGCACTTACATCACCGGTACTCCCACTCCACTCGATACTTCCGGTGATGGCTTTATCTCTCACGATGAGTACTATGCAGGCAATATCAATCCTTTTGCTCTCTATGCCTTCTTTGGCCAGCAGAACCTTGATCTCGCCGGTCTGTCAGACGCTTCGTTCGGTTATGACTACTCTTCGTCCAATATGGCCCTAGAGAACGTTGGAACTGCTATTTTGCCTATGTCTTCTACACTTATTGCTGCGGATGATACCCTAGAGAATAAAGTGGCAACTCTGTACTTCGATGTTGATGTTGCTCTTGGCGAGTGGACTTTGACGAATAAGTTATTCTACGAAAGCTACGAGAACCTGAATGAGAACGCTTATGGCTTCTCTCAGTTTCATGACGCATCGGTAGTAGAGGATCAGTTGATTCTGTCTCGTGTCTTTGATGGCTCATCGATGACGACTTCTGTTTCGATCTCTCCTTCGATTCGACGAACTGAGTTTACTCACGGGGATGACTATTATAACGAGTATTTTAGCCGACGTGACTTGACGGGGCCTTCAACGGCTCTTGATAGAAGACTACTGGCAACTCGAAGTGGTAGCGACTATAGCGAATATTATGTTGGGGATTATACTGACCTCGGTTTCGGGGTAATGGCAGACTTTGCACATGCTTCGGGGCTTTCACTTCTTCTAGGTGCACGCTATGATGTAATCGATATGACAAGTACAACTCCTGAAGGCTTCACACAATCGGATTCAGCTTTCACATCATCGGAAGGTGGAGTGGACGTTTCTGTAAATAGTGCTACGGCTGAGCCAAGTGGCGTATCTTGGTCAGGTTCGTTAAGCTGGGCGATTGGAGGTTTCGTACCTTATGTAACCCTATCAGAGCAGAGCACTGTCATCGCAGGTCAGGGTGCGGAAGTACAAGTTGGTAACGTATTTACTGGAAATGCTTTCGGGTCGTCCGAGTTGATAGAGTATGGGGTAAAAGGTAGTCTTCTAGACGATCGTCTCTACTTCGCGTTGTCTTCCTATGAAATGGAGCGCACAGACTTTAATGCACAGTCAATCACTGTAAACCAGGCTGTGAAGACAGATGGTACAGAGTTTGAGTTGCGTTGGGCTGTAACGGACAAGTTCTTGATGACGATGGGCTATAGCAACATGCAAGCACTGATGTTAGCAACTATCGCGGCTGGGAATGAGTTCTCGTTTCTAGGTCAAGCGGATTTGCCTTTAATCGACCCAACTCTGTTGTGGGGCGGTCAAGTTGGTGGTTTGATTGATGTTGCACCTTCGAAAGGCGTTCGAGCCGGTATGCCCGAAACCATCATGTCTGTGACAGGCACCTACGACTTTGGTGACGGCTTCGCTGTCAGCGGTAGCGTAGTTGACGTAGACGCGGTTGCCTCCGGTCAGTCTTTCGCAGTTACTCTTCCAGCATACACCTTAGTCAATCTTAGCATGAGCTATGACGCCGAAGACTGGTCTGTCATTGTTGCAGCGAAGAACGTTACAGATGAGCGTTACTTCCGAGCAAACTTCCCAGACCTATTTGGTACTACGGTTGTTCTACCAGAACTGCCGCGACATTATCAGGCGAAACTATCTTATCGGTTTTAACAAAAGGGGCTTCGGCCCCTTTTTTAATTCTTAAACAAATCTTTATAAAATCTTAACAAAATTATGTTATAATATTCAGGTGAAAAAGTTCACAAAGCCTCTGGAGATATAACATGAAAAAGAACTGGAAAGAAACACTTGTGGCCCTCGTATTTATAGGCTCAGTGTTTATGTTTTTAAGTTTAGAGATTAAAGCTGCACCTTATGTTGAGTACAAGAATGAGTACGAGATGAAAGAGTGGAACCATACAAAGACTACTAATCACTTACGTCTCGGGTATAAGGCAAAGAATAATTTTTATTTTGAAATTGGGCCCATGACGAGGGGCCATAGTTATGAAGCCGGATATAAGTTCAAGTTCGATGATGTAACCGTCAAAGGTAAACTAGAGACTAAAGACACTGGCTCTGCCAATACTAAGGTTGAGACTGAAGTTCGCTATACCTTCTGAAAAAAATATCTTGACATTTTTGTTCTATGTTAGTATAATTGGTTTTATGAATATATGTATATGTACAGTGTTGGAAGATACATACCCCTATTGGAATCATATAATTGCAAATTTCCAACCTTCTACTGTATACCATATAGATAAGTTTCCTTCTGATCTAAGTAGGAAGAAAACACTAGTAGAAGGTAGAAAAATCTCAAGCATTGAAGAGATACCGGGAACTCTTGTACTGTGTAGTCCTATGGGTGCTACCCACTATCCAGGAACTGTGTCTTTAACTGATTTTTCTCATCCGGAAGAGTGTACTTATATTTTCGGGGATGATGGAAAAGCAATTTCTTCAGAAGAGTTTGGAAAATCTACGCCAGATTATACTGTATATATACCCTTTATGTTAGAAGTGCACGCACATGTTGCCGCTAGTATAGTATTGTGGAGTAGAAGATAATGGCTTTCGGGATGGAAGTATACTCAAGCGGGTCTGTAAAGATTATTGAAGTTAGTAGCCGATGTACTGTCTCTGTTGCAAGGGGAACCTCAGCTTCTATTAGCAGTGGTGGTTTTGTTACTATTAATGTAACTGGAATGGCAGATGATGGAAATTGGCAAGTTTTTACTTACCCAACCAGTGCCCCAAACACTAGCTCATCTGATAATTATAGCCAGACAATTAATACAGGTTCATTTCGTATAGACAACGATATGGGAGTTTCTAGTACCTTTGAGTACTTTGTATTGAAGAGTGGATAGTTAGTTATGGGCTACGGAATAAAAATAATTAATAGTTCTGGAAGAACTCAGATTAATACAGATGAGGGCTATTCCCTTCTTTATGCAGGACCTGCAGGCTCTGCAGTAGCTACCGGCGCTTTTCCTCAAGCTTCCTGGACAGGAACTAACTTCATACTTGCAAGACCCTTTAGTACTGCAACAGGTAGTCAAGGAAATGGGTGGGCAAGAATTGGACGAGATTATAATGGGTTATGGGGTAGAGGACAAACGTCATTCCCAAATGCAAACAATGGAAATGGGGGAGGCTCAGTAGTTTGGCGAGAGTTAAAGGCTCAGTCAGATTCTTCTTTAACTCCCTCAGGCTATGGACTTGTAGCTTATGATGGAGGCGGAACAGCTTCTACGAATATTGTATTTTCAGCTACAGATTTGGACGTAACCTGCGAATTAATGGCAACAGGAACTTTTGCAGGAACTTCGGGAAGTGGTACAAATGCGGACCCTTATTATACTTCATATACTATACCTGTAGCTGGAGCAGATAGGGGGCAGTACTACGGTCTTGTTACGAATTGTCAACAACAGTATATATCCGGAGGGATGGGGAACAATACGAGAATACACATTGATTACGAGTTTAACTATACGGCTGGAACAATTCGAGCTTTATGCTTTCAATCAACAGGAACTACATTCACAGCTCTTACGAAAACCCTGCCTTATGCAATTTTTAGAGTTAGAAACGGTGGAACTACAGATTCCACATTTAGTTAGGAAAATTTTATGTACGATTATGCTTTTGTAAATTCTGAAGGAGAAATAAGAAATTTAGTTTCTCCTGGGGACGATAATGACTTCACTCATCTTCAAGACATGGGGAACGGAATTACGTGTATTCAGATTGATCCTCTTGACTTTGATCGGGATATGATGAATACAAAGTGGTGGAATTTTTCAGCTGGACAATGGAACTCTAGAGAGGCTGGAGTAGGGTCTTATTATGATTGGGTAGGAGGCGCCTGGGTTCTTAATACTTTAGAGCTATGGCAGGAGATACGAGGCCAACGTAATGATTTGCTTGCTGACAGCGATTGGACTCAAATGACAGATGCACCTATTACAGACGAAAAGAAAGCTGAATGGTCTACATATCGCCAAGCTTTAAGAGATATACCTAGCAATCAACCAAATGTTACAGAAGACTATCATATTGTCTGGCCAACACAACCCTCTTAAAAAAAGTTCTTGACTTTTTGGTCTTAACATAATACAATTGACTCATGAAACTCGTAAAGATGGCACCAGAAAATCTCGAAGTGGCAAATGCATATTTGTCCACGGGGTCTGCGCTCACTGCTGCAAGCAGCCTAGGCGTTACTCCTGACAAAGTTTACGAAGTGCTAGAAAAAAGTGACGTAAAAGACTACATCAATTCGGTCTACTTGGACCAAGGATATCGCAATCGTTTCAGACTCGCAGAGCTACTTGACGAAGTAATCGAAAACAAACTTCAAGAAGCTAGGGACTCTGATCAGTATTCTAGTAAAGACCTCGTTGATATAATTGCACTTGCACATAAAATAACTGTTGACCATACCAAAGAAGCAAAAGCTACTACGAATATTAAACAACAGAACGTGCAGATCAATTCTCCCTTTGGCGAAGGTAACTATGGAAAGTTAATGGAGAAACTACTTGGAGCCCCAACATCAGAATGATCTTCTTACAGACTTTCGTACACACGAAGCAGTCTGTGAAGAACGATGGAAAACTATATTTAATGAAGTAAAGAAGGCTTCGGAAGATAGCCGTATTCGATACAAAGAAATGCAGCAATCCATCGATAAACTTCATAAACTCGTCTGGACAGTAGGCGGAGCCCTTATCCTCTTTTTAGCAGGATTATTGGCATCAGGAAACGTACTATGATTTTTAAAAAAGGCAATATGTGGAAAGTAGCTGGCTCATCAGAAAAATATGCTACAGAAGAAGAAGCCCTAAAAGCTGCAGGAATTCACCAAGCAGTAATGAAAGAAGCCCCTGTAGAGAAGACTTCTTGGAGCCCTCTAGAGAAGCTACGAAAAGCCTCTCTAGAGTGTGAAGAATGTGAATGTGACCCTTGCGAGTGTGAAGAAGAATGGAAGTCAGCAGACGAGACATAGTTCTCGATAATATAGTACCAGGTAAGTTTCTAAAAGTACCTATTGAACAATATCTGGAATTGCTAGGTATAGAGGCAATTCCTTCTCAGGTGGCCTTAATAAATGCTATTAATTCAGATAAGTATCGTTTCATTGTTGGCGCTCTTAGTCGTCGTCAAGGGAAGACCTATATTGGAAATATTATCGCCCAATGCGTCGCCCTCGTTCCTGGATGTCATGTACTTATTGTTAGTCCTAACTAC